TTAGTAGATGTCGTCCAAGTGTCCGATCAGGTCTGATTTCCAATCATCTAGTTCGGTAACTTGCTTATCGCTGAAGAGAGGGTTTCCAGTAGGTGAGCGAAAAATTGATTTCTCGCCTTTCTTTACGGCGTATCCATCTTCCAACCATGAATCGAAAGTTGCCCACTTTTCTATTTTCCGCTCTTTCATCTGTAGTCCTTAAAATGGGATCTCATCGTCGAAGTTCATCGGGGGCTCATTGTTCTTATTTGCCGGTTGTTGTTGCACTCGTTGCTGATTTTGGCTATTTCCTGCCGGTTTTCCTTCTGCCTGTTTCCCGCCAAGCATCTGCATGGTTCCGCCGACGTTAACCAGAACTTCCGTGGTGTACTTTTCAACGCCGGACTGATCAGTCCATTTACGTGTACGTAGCTGGCCTTCGATGTAAACCTGCGAACCTTTCCGAAGATACTCGCTTGCTACTTCAGCCAACTTGCCAAACAGAACCACCCGGTGCCATTCGGTCTGCTCTTTCATCTCGCCGGTTGCTTTGTCCCGCCATGATTCCGAAGTTGCCAGTGTGATATTGGCTACCGCGCCACCATTTGGTAGATAGCGAACCTCAGGATCTTGCCCAAGGTTGCCAACGAGGATTACTTTGTTTACTCCGCGAGAACTCATTTAGCCCACCTTTTACCTGTTTTTATGTTGCTAATTAATGTCTTTGAAACTCCCATGCTTGCAGCGATCGACAACTGGCTCTCTGAGCGCTTCAGGCGTTGCCTTATTTCCTCAACCTGCCATTCAGTCAGCCTGGCCCGATGATGAGCTTCGCCTTTTCTTGCGCCGACATGTCGTCCCTTCAAAACTTTGTCATCCATGTTGTCTTGCGCTGTTCCAAGGAAAAGGTGCTGAGGATTAACACAACATGGATTATCACAACGATGGCAGACCATAAGCCCGGTAGGGATTGGTCCATTGAAAAGCTCGAAAGAGACGCGGTGGGAAAGTAGCGTTATCCCGAATGCTACGAATTTCGTGTACCCACCTTTGTTTTTCGCATAAGTGGATTCCCAGCAGCCGCTTTCAGCGTCAATCTGATAACTGCTGTTGAATCGCTCTATGATCCCGCTAAGGTGAGACATTTACGCCGCCTGTTTGAGTTCTCTGATTCGAATTCCGGTTACGTCTTTGCATTTAGCCTGGTGATCAGGCCATCCGTTAAGGCGTTGCCATGTTGATGCGTACTGTGCCTGAAGTTTCTTGCTGTCGTTCTCTGCTCCGGCGTACTGCGTAAACTCTGCAAGAATCTGGTCTGCATCAGCCGGTTTGATGTGATGTACCTCAGCATCGGCATCGATAGCAGTTTGCTCTGTTGGTATGCAGAAGGTCTGGAATGCCGCGTATTTGTAGGCGATCGACATAGCCTTGTTGGTGGCCTTGTCTCCGCTATCCATTGCTTCGCCAAAGAAGATGCGTTCATGCAGATCGTACCGGCTCCGGTAGCGACTGACATCATGCGCCTATTCCCTGAGAAATCCGCCGCGATCATGTACCACCTGGGAGCCAACCCAGAGAAAGCTCGCCAATTGCTGGCGATGGACGGACAGCTTGCGCTGATTGAATTGGCCCGACTATCAGACCGTTTAACTCTCAAGCCTCGTGGGCAACAGGTTTCTTCCGCACCACCTGCAGATCAGTCAATCGCTGGCGATGTAACATCCGCTAACCGTGACGCATTGCAGCGTCAGATGGATGCAGCATCAGCTAAAGGTGATGTAGATACCTATCGAAAGCTCAAGGCACAATTGAATAAAGGATCTCGTAAATGAGCTTAAAAGAAGGCCAACTGGTCACCTACGCTATCGATGAAATCATCGAAACCGTTCAAAACCTGACGCCTATGGCGTCTAAAACCACCAAGAACACCCCGGCAGCGGCATCTATGCAGCGTTCAAGTAACACTGTCTGGATGCCAGTAGAGCAGGAAGCGCCAACGCAAACCGGTTGGGATCTGACTGGTAAGCAGACCAACGTTCTCGAATTGTCAGTAAAATGCAACATGGGCGATCCGGATAACGATTTCTTCCAGTTGCGTGCTGATGATCTGCGTGATGAACGTTCTTATCGTCGTCGTATTCAGGCGTCTGCTAAGAAGTTGGCGAACAACATTGAAACCGCGATTGCTAAACAAGCAACTGACATGGGCTCTCTGGTTGTTCATGACTCTCGCACCATTGGTCCTGCTACCGGTTTGAGTGGTTGGGATTTCCTGTCATCTGCAGAAGAACTGATGTTTGCTCGCGAACTCAATCGCGACATGGGGATCAGCTATTTCCTGAACCCATCTGACTATCGAAAAGCAGGTCGCGATCTGACCGCCGGCGACATCTTCGGTCGCGTTCCTGAAGAGGCATATCACAACGGCACTATCCAGCGTCAGGTTGCTGGTTTTGACGATGTGATGCGTTCTCCGAAGTTGCCGACCGTGGTTGGTTCTACTGTTACCGGAGTGACCGTTACTGGTGCTCAGAAGTTCAAGCCTCAGGCGTTCACCACTGATACCGACGGTAACAACGAGAACGTTGATATCGACAGCGCCATAGGGCAGAATCTTGGCAATGACACTCTTCGTCGTTATAAACAAGCTAACGCCATTTACGCTGATGAAGCCAACAAGCTCCAAAACACCCGACTCAAGAACGTTATCATGAAAGGTGACTTAACTCCTGAAGTGGTTAACAACATGCTTTTCAGCAAGAACAAATCAGAGGTGCAGAACCTATACCGGTCAGTCGGACAGGTAGGTCGTGCTCAGATGCGTAACGGAATCATCGGAAAGGCCATGGAGAAATCTGGCGGATCTCCTGATCAGTTTCTGAGACAGGTTAACTTGATGTCTAACCAGACGGGAATTGCGTTTAAAGGACGTGATGCTGCCTATCTAAAAGGATTGAAGAGCTACCTTGAGGCAACCAAGCGTGCAGGACAGGCCGGGGTTACGACTCCAACTGGTCAGCAGGCTGTTCCTTTCGTTGCTGCAGCAGCGGCAATAGCTAGCCCTAAGTTTGCAGCAATTGGAGGTGGCTATGGAGTATTGGCTAGACTTTATGAAAGCGAGATAGGAAGAAACGCCGTATTAAGATTAGCGAATACGCCAAGAGGATCTACTACATTTGAAAAAGCACTATCTGATGTTGAACGCGTCCTAAATTCTGTGGCTCAGGGTGCAAAATCTGAATCATTAAGAGAATAATTTCTTAATCAATAAGGCGAATGCCAGCCCTAAGAATACGAAAGCTATGTTCATCAAGTTCTTGCTATGAATGCCAAAATTTGCATGATCATTTTCGTGTTTTCTAAACTCCTCTTCATGAATTCTGGATGTTAAATTATTCAACTCTGATTCTGCGCTAATCAGTTCATCTTTGATCATATCTCTTTCTTTGCATGCTGCGTCGTAATGTGAGACGTCCGCTTTACCAGAAGCGAGATATGATTCGTGGGCCGAAAAAGCCTTCTCTTTAGCCGCTTCAAGATTTTCTTTCAGATCAAAGACTTCGTTATGAAGTTCCTTTAGTTTGAGATTATATCGTTCATTGCCGTTCATAAATCCTCCTCAAATTTTAAGCAATTATAACCGACCTTAACGCAAGGCTGCGCAAGTTTTAGCTTGTGCGGTTTTGCTGCGCCTGGAGCACTGTAAATGTCAGACATCACTGCAAATCTTGTTATAGGAATGCCTTCTCAGTTGTTCACTATGCCAAGGTCATTTAAGGCTGTGGCGAATGGTAAAATTTATATCGGACAACCTGATACTGATCCTACTAGTCCTGCTAATCAGATTCAGGTTTATGTAGAAAATGAAAGCGGTGATCTTGTTCCAGTATCTCAGCCAATAATTATCAATATGGGCGGCTTCCCGGTTCTGAATGGACAGATAAAGAAGTTCGTCACAGTTCAGAATTATAGTATGGCGATTTACGATTCCTACAATGCACAGCAATTCTATTTTGAAGATGTAGCCAAGTATGATCCTGACCAGCTCCAGCAGCGCCTTGCAAGCACCGATGCTGGATTGGGCGATTCATTAATTGGTGTTAAATATCCTGAAATTGGAGGATATCCAAGGACGCAGCATGAGAAAAATCAGGACTATATAACTCCTGAAGATTTTGGGGCTATCGGAGATGGCACAAATCATCCGCTTAGTGAGCGATTTTTAACCTTAAGTTCTGCGCAAACTGTTTATCCTTTTGTTTCCTCACTCACACAGACAATCGATTATGCCGCCCTACAATCGGCATTAAATACTGGAATGCCAATCAATATCATCTCACAATTGATAGTTTCAGATAAGATAACCAGCACAAATAAAAATGTTGTGTTGACAGCTGCAGGAGTTGGTCACGCCAGCGTTAAATTTACAACGGTTAATGGTGGTTTTGACTTCACACTTAAACCTCAGGACTCTACGCCGCCACAAGTTCTAACGATGGCTGGGTTTGATATCTACTCGGATATTGCGGTTTCCGCGCCCGCAATAAAAGCCTCATGGGGGTATCGTCAGCCAAGCGCTAGCGGTCAGTGCAATATTGAGAACTTACGAATACACAGCGGGAACGCAACCACAGGCAGCTTTGAGGCCGGGATAGACTTAATCTATTGCTTCCGTCGATTTATCAATAAAGCCCAGATCTTGGGTGATAATAATCGCAGTGGAAATGATGCTTATCGCCTGCAAGGATGCGTGGAAATCAACCTTACAGACTACATGGCTAATCGTTATAAGTGTCCGGCGAGGATCAAGAAATTCACACCTTCTGACCCTCAAACTGAAGGTATCTGGTTTAATGGATGCTGGTTGTATGACTGCAATATGGGTATTTATTCCCATGACCAGGCAATTCATATCAGTATCATGAGCACATTCATCAACCCAAATGGAACTTCCTCATCACCTATAAGCAACATTGCTGCTATCGATGTTGCTAACTGCTCACAATACAATATTGTTGGCAATGTTCTTTATATTGGTGGTCTTAGTACTGATGGGGATAATCAAGACTGTATCCGCATAGATGGCGGAGGAGGAGGAGTAATTGATAGCAATCAACTTATTTCAGTAATGAAAGCTAACACGCGATACGGAATTTTAATTAGTGGCGAAGCTATCTATGGTAAATTTACAAACAATAAAATTTCTTCGTTCACAAGTGAGGGGATAAGGATTTCGTCAGGATCTGCAAAAGGAAATCAGATTTCGGATAACTACCTGTATGACTGCGGGCTGCAAATTGGAGACGCGGGAGTTGGGAATATCAAGTTTGGCAACATTCAGTGTGCTGCTCTTGACTCCCCTAAGCCATTAAATCCTCTATTAATCAATACCACGGGCCAGGCTGGCGTAGGAAAAATTTCTGGTGATGCTAACTGGGGGACTCTTATCTGGCCGAACTCTGGAAGCATGGCTGATCTTGGCTTTTGCGGAGTTGATGGCGTTGTTGTATCCAGCGTTGCTGTTGGCCGGGCTGGTTTTAAGATATACACAAAAACAGCACTCCCATCTCCTTCGCTATGGGCTGCAGGCACGATGGGAGGGTTTATTTTTGTTACAGATGATGTCGGAGGATTCACCCCTGCATTTAGCGACGGCACCAACTGGAGGCGTGTAACAGATAGAAATGTTATATCGTAG